CAGCAACCATAGATCCGAATGAACCAGAAAGAGAACCAGTAGCAGAAGAAGCTGCTCCGGACATCATACCCATTGCAGCACTAACAGATCCAGCACCGCCAAGAGCTGAACCGATAATTACACCCATTGCTCCAGAAACTGAGCCACTCATACCCCACATAGCACCGGAAACCATACCAGAACCAGAGATAGCCGCTGCTCCGATAGCAAACATTGCTACTGAGATACTAGCACTCATAGCAAACATCACAGCACTAATTGCAGCAGAGCTTCCGGAAACAGAAGCAATCATCATAGCCATATTGGAGGTTATTGTCGCACTCATAGACATAATAGCAAATCCAACAGTAACAGCCATGCCAGCAAATGAAGCAGACAACCCAAAAGATGCTGTGGATACCGTCGTATTAAGATTTGACATGGCGACAACTATGCTTGCAGCAAAGGCGTTTAACTGATCAGCAAATCCGGTATTAATTGTCTGAGTAGAATTTATGCTATCAACAAATGTTGTAAGATTATTAGCTGCTCCAGCATAATCAACAAAAGCTATTTGTGATACTGAAGTGGATAAACTAGATAATCCAGTGGATATAGAAGAAATATTAGTTCCAACTTCAGAACCGAGACTAGAAAATGAAGATATACCAGAAGAAAGAGAACTAAGCTGGTCTCCAAGACCATCTGGAATAGATACACCATTCCACTTGGTTACAGAACTTGCTAAATCACCAAGAGGACCAGTTATTGCTCCGAGAGACCAACCGCCCATGAAGCACCAAGAAAATGCTTGAATGCCAGAAGCAAGAGAACTAAGCTGATCGCCAAGATTATCTGGAATGGATACACCGTTCCACTTCTGAACTGATCCAGCAAGATCACCAAGGGGACCGGTTATAGTATCAAGAGACCAACCGCCCATAAAACACCAAGAAAATGCTTGAATGCCAGAAGCAAGATTTGAAAGCTGATCACCAATTCCTTCGGGAACTGATACACTAACCCATTTCTGAACAGAATCTGCTAATTGACTTAATGGATCACAAATAGTACTAATTGACCATCCACCAAGAGCAGCAAACGAGAACGATTCAACTCCAGAGGCAAGAGAACTTAGCTGATCGTTTAATCCTTCAGGAATAGCAACAGAAGACCATTTGGCTACGGAGTCGGCAAGAGTACCAAGAGGACCTGCAACGGTAGCAATAGCATCTGCTCCCCAGCCACCAGTCCAAAAAGCACTTACTCCTCCGGCAAGAGAACCTATCTGATCACCAAGACCATCAGGAACCGTCACGCCAGTCCATTTAATAACAGAATCAGCTAAAGTACCAAGAGGACCTGCAACGGTAGCAATAGCATCTGCTCCGCCGCCACTAAGCCACCAAGCACCAACTCCAGAAGCGAGGGAACTTAGCTGATCGCCAAGACCATCAGGAATAGTAATAGTTGACCACTTGTTAACCGAATCCGCAAGGGTTCCAAGAGGACCTGCAACGGAACCGATAGTATCAGCACCCATGCCGCCAAGGGTAAATTGCATAACACCATGAGCAATGTTATACATATCATCGCCAAGAGTATCTGGAAGAGTAACATCCTTCCATTTTGACATAGCGTCAGCAAGATCACCAAGAGGCCCAGCCATTGCTCCGATGTTAGATGCACCGAACCCTGAGAAGGTATTAAGAATCCCGCCAAGAGCCGTTTCTCCCATGGCAGCACCCATAGCCGTTAATCCACGACCAATCTCATCCCAGGACATATCACCAAACTTCTGAAGAGCATCAGCTAACTGTCCAAGACCCTGAGCACCGAGAAGAATCGCTCCAGAACCTAGCATTGCTAATGGAGAAAGATCACCTAAAAGCCCAGAAACAATAGCAAGCTCAGCTAAAGCTCCTCCCATTCCAAATAAACCGCGACCTATTTCATCCCAAGACATAGAACCAATTTGCTGAAGTGTTTCTCCTATAGGCTTAAGTGCCTGAGCCATTATAAGAACCGCAACTGCCCCAGCTAAACTTCCAAAAGATCCAAACTTACCGAGTAATCCAGCAACCAAAGCAAGCTCAGCAAGAGCTCCGCCCATTCCAACAAGACCTTTGGCTATAGATTCCCAAGACAAAGATCCTATTTGCTGAAGAGCATCTGCTATAGGAGCAAGAGCCTGCACAACCAGCAATAAAATTACAGTTGAAGCTAAACTATCAGTAGAATCAAACTTGTTAAGAATTGCTATGGATGCAATAAGTTCTGCTAAAGCTCCACCAAGGCCAACAAGTCCACGAGCAATCTCGTCCCAAGACATAGATCCGATTTGCTGAAGAGCATCAGCAAGTTTTCCAAGAGCGAAGACAATAGCTACCAAACTAAGACTTGTAGCTAAAGCCTTTCCGCCCTTCATTGTATTTAGAACCTTAAGAGCTATAACTAATTCAGCTAAAGCTCCTCCCATGCCAACTAAACCACGTTCAATTTCTTCCCAGGACATAGCAGCAAACATTGATAAGGCATTTGCTAAGTTCCTAGCAGCATCAGCCACAGCAATGATAGCCAAAGAAGTTCCAATTGAAATATCAGTAGAAGATATACCTTTTATAGCAGCAACGGTTATAAGAAGAGCTCCGGCTAAAGTTCCAAGACCCTTAGCTATCTCTTCCCAAGACATTCCAGAAAATCGTTCAACTACACCAGCAATTATACTAACCGATGCGGCTATTGCAAGAAGTGCCACACTAGTTTTAAGTGAAACATTCTTATCAAGACTCTTTATGGATGAAGTAAGAACCTTCATCATAACAGCCAAAGCTGCTATTCCTTTAACCAAATCAAAAGGATCTATCTCTGAAAATTTCTTTACAGCACTTGCTAAAATATTAATCGCTATTGCAACACCTATTAAAGCTACAGCAACTTTAACCATTCCTGAAGACTTAAAACCACTCAAAGTTTTCGTCATAGACTTAAGCGTAGCGCATAACATTGCTAACATGGCACCTATTGCTGCTATTGAAGCTACAGCATTAGGAATCTTAAGATTAGATATGGCACAAATACTAGCAGTAAGAATACCAACAGCTACCGCAATAGCGACTAAACTTCCAACACTAATAGCCTTAGTAAAATTACCAAGACATTCTTTTACTTGATCAATTACTTGAGTAAAAGTATTTCCTTTTTTCTTAATATCCCCGCCAAATAACCCGTGTATAGCTTTCTTTATTGGATTGATGACATCAAGAATACTTTTAACTATAGATAAAGCTCCACCAGTTAATAAACCGGCAAATATATCACCAAGACTAATATTATTCTTAAGCCAATCTATTCCTTCTTTAATTTTATCTATAAAAGAAGTAAAAGCATTAGCCCCATTATCAAGTCCATTACTTTTTCCTATGCTAGAAACAAAATTCTTAAAAGCATTTGCCGCATCGGATATAAACTTGGATAATGTAGGCCCGAAGTTTCTTATAAGATTAGATAAGGCCTCAGAAAAGCCATGTATATCTCCAACAACAATGTCCAATATACTACCGAAGGTATTAGTTGAATCAACCGCCGAGTCAAAACCAGTAATATAATTAGCTATTGCCTCAACAATATCAACAATTAAAGAACCTAATGGAGCCATTGCCACGACAACACGACCAGCGGCATCACAAATAGATCCTAAAACTTTTCCTACTAAATCTATAGCACTAAATAAGCCCTTGGCTATGTTTTTAAGCTTTTCTTGCTGATCGGCATTAAGTTTAAGATTATCTGTTAAACCTTTAAACGAAGAACTAATATTTTTAATCGTATCAAACGTTACTGGAGGAAATATCTCATTCCATGCACTTCCCAAAGTTGATGCTATAGATATTACGAAATCAGCAACATTCTTAAATGCCGAATAAAAATTAGAAAACGCAGTTCGTAACGGTTCAACTAACTGGGTTACTTGCTTTCCGTCTTTATCGACCACTTCAAACATGCTGTTTAAAAAGTTAACAACAACATCGCATAAAGCGTGCACGGTTTTTGTAAAATCAGGAAGAGCTGTTTGCTGTAAACTTGTACGAACACCATTTAGCACATTTCGAAACGCGTTTAATATACCAATTAAGTTATTAATCCCGTTTGCCTGATCGTCAGAACTAATCAAAACGCTTTCAAAATCGGCGCCAATCTTAGACATTGCCGCATGCACATTAGACATGGCACCAGTAAAAGTTTTGTTCGCATCCTTAGCATGCTCGCCAAAAGCTGAATACATAGCGTCGGAGAAAGTCTGAAAATCGATCTCACCATTCGAAACCATATCACGAACAGTAGCCTCGTCTTTACCCAAATAATTAGCAAGAACAGCCGCCGCGTTAATACCACTTGCCGAGAACTGAAGCAATTGCTCGCTCATAAGTCGACCGTTACCGGCAACTGTAGCGAATATTTGAGCAATATCCGTATAAGAACGGCCCGTCATTGCTGCTGTACCAGAAATACCCTGAAGCGAATGCTCCATTTGCTCTCCAGCTTGAATCCCAGAAGCGGATAACTGGCCAGCAGCCATTGCGGCTTCATCGAAACCGTAGGCGGTTCCATCTACTGCCTGAGTAATATCCTGACTAAGAGCCTTCCAATCTTTACCAAGACCCTCGATTTGGAATTTAGCTTGCTCAATGTTAGAAGCTCGAGTCCAACCACCAGAAACGATGGGGTTAATCAAGTTAGAATATAAACTAGCCCCAGCACTCATAACGGCGCTTGTGATATTAGATAAAACCGTCATTCCAACAATGCCCATTGCAGAAAATCGATTACTTAATTCAGAAACACCAGCGGCAATACCAGAAAGACCAGATGACGACAAATTATTGGCACTTTTAGTTAATCCATCAAGAGAATCTGTAGAACCTTTAAAATTTAATCCGTTCTTTAAATTTGTTAAACTCTTAAGCGTTGATGAGACGCCGGATTCAAACTGAGAGTTGTCAAACTTCATTTCAACAACTCGTTCATCAATACTACTCATGCTGACGTCACCAACTCCCATAAACCATTAGCTATATCATCAAACACCGGAAGAATAGCCGGATTAATATAATCTCTACCTTGAACGTATCCACCATTACGAGTTCCGTGTCCATACTGCAAAATTACAGCAATATTAACACCTTCGTTTATGTTAGAGTTTGTCCAATAGATACCAAAACCAGAACTAGTTTCTTTAATTTCGTAATTCCAAGAAGCTGCTGTGGTACCGCTTCTAGTCGGTGTATTTGAAGCCAGAGCCTGAACCCCACGTTGGCCATACTTAGCAGCTTCTGCCATAAAATTAATTCTTTTAACAGTTTCAAGAAACTTTATGGTTCTTTTGAGGTCACCTCTTTGCTCAAATACAATCATAATAATCCCTTATCCTTTTGTATGAAGCTGATGCTTACGTTGTTCGTTTATAAGATGGTTTTGACTAAGAATTTCTCTACGACTCATCTTTTTACCAGGAGTATTCTTAATTTGACAAACCTTAATTAAGGTTAAAAGACGATTTATATGCCACTTTTCACATTCTAAAGGAATACCAAGAGTTATCATCCAATAATATATAATTTCAGAAGTAACAATTTCTCTTTGTGATTTGGATGTCGACGACTTTTTATCATCAAACCAAGTCGCAGTCATCGTATCATCCATATACTTCTGTATTTTAGAATACACTTCTTCCGGTATAGATAAATATAACTGCGGATCAACATTCTTGGTCAATGTCATGCATCTTATATAATCTAAAACTTCATTAGGAGTAAGATCTTTATTGTTTAAAAATGGCTTATGCCACTTTGACTCCCATTTTGACAGAGAGAGAAGGGAATGCTCCAGAGTAATTGTTTGACCTTTTACAGTAAAAAATTCTTGAGTGTTTTCATTAAACAACTCCGAATCTGGAATAATTATCCGAAGCATTCCCTATCTCCTTTAACTAATTGGTGGTGCTATTCGAGACATCAGTAAGAGTTGGAGTCGCAGCATCAGAAATGTTAGACGGAACGATACCATTAACAAAATCCGAAGCAGCATTAGCATCCGTAACCAAGCTCATCATAAGCTCAGAGTAAGCCTCAGACTCCTCAAAAGACCTAGAGAGCTCCTCACTCTTAACAAATCGCTTACCGTCCTGAGACTTCTCACCATAGGAGCTAAGAACAATCTTCTTAAAGATTGAAAAGAGTTGCTTAGTATCCTCAGACTCTACAATCTTCTTAACTGCCTGCTCAAATCCGCCAAAGTCAAACTCCAACTCAAGAAGCTCGCCCTTTGAAAGATTGAAATAAAAAACGTCAGAACGCTTGGTTCCGTTATAATCGGTATAATCGATGGTCTTCTTAAGCATACCAAATCTCCTTTTCAAAAATATAGGGACAAACCTTACGCCTTAGCAACCGCATCCTGCATGATCTTGATAATCTCATCAGGAAGAGGAAGCTTGGCGTCAAGTGTATCAGTACCATAAAGAATAGCCTCAACAGCCGCCATAGCCTTGGTATCAACCTTGGTAGAATCGAGAACAAGCTGGGCCGTAGGCTTCATGCCAGCAACGGCAACCGGCGTCGTGGTAACATCCCAAGAGAACGTAACAGCGTCGGGGCTATCGTTAATCGTAGTATAAGACTTCTCGGAAGGAGAGGCCGTAGCGCCATAAATAAGATGCAGCTTATACATTGTGCCTTCGTCAGCACCAACACTATCGTTGCCAAGGTTGGTGACATACGAGAACCCGAACGCAGGACGAGACTGCTGGCCAACATAAAGACCCTTGACCGGGCTCTTAGAACCGTCACAAATAGCAAACTCGTCGGGATAAGTATAAGCCTCAATCGTAGCGCCGAAAGTCTCGGCGGAACGCATAGTGCCATACTTGCCGTTGTCAGCGTATAAATCGGTAGCCTCGGCACCATCAGGAGACTCAGTAACGGCGGTAAGACCGTTCCAAGCAACGCCCTTAGGATATGCGCCGGTGGTATCGGAAGGATAAATAACGCCCTTAGCAGTACCGGTCTCGTAGAAACGCTCGCCGGTCTGATCCCATAAAAGCTTTGGCATAATTAACACTCCTTAATAATAGATTTCAAAAACATCATGATTTAAATTATCTGCTGTATAATGCCTATCATATCGACACATAGGAAACTTAGCAAGTTCAGTAATAACGTCATTGTCAGGATTCTTATCAATATAAGTAACCTTATATTGTATAGTAAACCGATATGGAGAGTTATCAGCAAATATAGTATCTCCTGTATTACGCTCATAGACTATGCAAGGATATATCATCTTAATAGTCTCTGGAGGCTGATAATATACATGATTAGACCCAAGAACGGTTTCTAACTTTGATTGAAAATCAATCCTCTGGCCCATTGTATACACCTCCAAGGTTAAGAATAAGACGGGGGCGCTGGACCTCAACAGTCGACACTTTCCAGCGAGCCCCCATCCATTCTACGTATCTAATGGCAAAGAAATTTTCGTAAGCATAAGCATCAGCCATAATACTTATGACATTTGTCACGGTTAAATTATCATTAAGATTCTCTCCACCATTAAGACGACGAGAATTCTTTGTAATA